CGCCCGAAGCCTATGAACGCCTGCGGGCATTGCTCGATCAGGCACTGAAATGATTGGAGGAAAACATAATGCCCAATACCCCTGCCGTGTCGCCCACCGTGGCGTCCACCATCGGTCTGCAGGGCGTCGTCATCGCGCCGCTGACCGTCGATACCGAGGAGACCCTGACCTATGGCGATCTGCAGAAGGTCGCCGGAGCCATTGAGGCGACCATCACGCCGGGCAACGCCGACGCGGACGTCCAATACGCGGACGATCAGGAATTTTCCGTCCTGTATCCCGATCCGGAGGTCGCTCTCAAGACCAAGATGGCCGACATTCCCCTGGAGATCCAGAAGATGATCTTCGGCAATACGCTGGATCAGAACGGCGTCCTGATCCGCTCCGCGTCCGACACGCCGCCCTACTTCGCGTTCGGATTCCGGAGCGAAAAGAGCGACCATACCTACCGCTATGTCTGGCTGTACAAGGTGCGCGCCAAGCCCATCACCGAAACCTACGCCACGAAGGAAGGCACCAGCGTCACCCGCCAGACCGGCGAGGTCGAGTGGGTTGCCATCAAACGCGTGCATGACGGTCGCTATCAGGCCGTGGCCGACGAGGGCCAGAACGGCTTTACCGCCGAGGCTGCCGCGACCTTCCTGGATTCCGTCTATACGCCCGTGTTGGCGGACGCCTCCCAGGGCTGACCGATGATCCTGTGGCCGCTGTGATTCAATCATGACGGCCCGCTCACCATAACATGATAGGAGGACTAACCCATGATCAGCTGCGAACTGGGCGGCAAGAAGTACACCTTGGATTTCGTGACCGGGCGCGCGCTTCGGGAGATCGACGACGCTGCCAACATGTACCTGCGCCTTGCGAGGATCACTGAGGATGCCGCCGCCGGGAAGGATGTGAGCGGTGAGACGCTCACCGTCCGCGAGGCCATGGACGTGATGGTCAAATGGTTCTGCCTGCTGTTCAGGAATCAATTCACGCCGGACGATATGTATGACCACTATCCCGCCGACCGGATCATGCACGACATTTCCACGGCGATCATGGCCGTGCAGACGCAGACCACCTCGGTGCTCGCGGAATTCCCTACGAAACCGGCAGCGGAGAAGCCGAAGGCCCGGGCCTGACGCTGCCGGAATACATCTATTCCACATACAACCTGCTGCTCAAGGACGGCTGGCGTATGCGGGAGATCGACGAGATGGATATGCTGGGATTCTTTCGCCTTCGGGCGTGGGACGCCCGGCGCGAGTATGACCGGGCGCATACCGTTGTGGCCCGGAAGGCCTATATCGACGAGATATGGCCCACCGATACCTAAAGCGAAAGGAGTTGTCGCGTCTTGGCGGATAGCCTTCGGGATATGGTCGTGTCGCTATCCCTCAATAGCGATAATTTCACGGCAAACCTGCGTTCCATAAACCAGCAGTTGAAGGAGGCTGACTCCCAGTTCAAGCTGGCCGCGTCTGGCGTTACCGATTTCGAGAATACCACTGCCGGGGCACAGGCGCAATTGCAGGCACTGCAGCAGAAATTCCAGCTGCAACAGCAGGCCGTCCAGCAGTATGAACGGGCGCTGGAGGCCGCGCAAAAGAAGCTGGAAACGTCGGCGCAATCCCATGAGAAGCTGGCCGCGAAGCTGGAAACGGCGAAGCAGGGCCATGCCGATCTGGGCCAACAGGTGGACAAGCTGACAGCCGATCTCCGGGAGGCCGAGGAGGCCGGACTGAAGGGCACTGACGCCTACGCCGAAATGGAGGCGGAACTGGAACGGCTCAAGGCGGAATACGCGGCGTCCGGGCAGGAGGTCGAAAAGCTCGAAGGCCAGCTATCCCGCTCCGAGAATGCCGTGCGCCGGAACGCGGATGCCGTCACCCGGGCCAACACCAATCTGAACAACGCCCGGGCCGGGCTGCAGCAGACGCAGGCGCAAATCGATCAGGTCACCTCCCGATTGGAGCGGCTGCAGAACGCCTGGCTGAACGCCGCCGACAAGATGGCGAAGTTCGGCGAGACGGCCACCGCCGCCGGAAAGAAGGTCGAAGCCGTCGGCAGGAGCATGTCCAAGCTCAGCGCCGTGGCCATCGGCGCGGGAACCGTTGCCGTCAAGACGTTCGCCAGCTATGATGACGCGATCCGGCAGGTTTACGCGACCATGGGCCTGTCCGAATCCGAGAGCGCGGCGGAGATGAGGGCGCTTTCGGACGCGGCGCAGGAGATGGGTGCAAGCACCCGCTACTCCGCCGGCGAGGCGGCGTCCGCCCTCAATTATTTGGCGCTGGCCGGATACGATTCACAGAAGGCCATCGCGGCGCTGCCCACGGTTTTGAACCTCGCACAGGCGGGCGGCATTGATCTGGCGTCGGCTTCGGATATGGTCACCGACAGCATGTCGGCCCTGGGACTTCAAATGTCCTATATGCCGACCTTCGCGGATCAGATGGCAAAGACCGCCCAGAAGTCGAATACCTCCGTGGCCCAGCTGGGCGAAGGCATCCTCAAGGTGTCCGCCACGGCCAAGAATCTCAAGGGCGGCACCGTCGAATTGAATACCGCGCTGGGCATCCTCGCCGACAACGGTATCAAAGGCGCGGAGGGCGGCACCCATCTGCGCAACGTCATCCTGTCTCTGCAGAACCCCACGGATAGCGCGGCGAAGAAGCTGGAATCCATGGGCGTGAAGGTCTACGACGCCCAGGGGAACATGCGCGGCCTCAACGAGATCCTCGGCGATCTGGAAACGTCCATGCATGGCTGGTCTCAGGAAGCCAAGGACGCTGCCTTGTCGGATATCTTCAATAAGACCGATCTGGCCGCCGTCAACGCGCTGCTCTCCAATTGCAGCGACCGATGGAATGAGCTGTCTGGCGAGATCAGCGATTGTCAGGGTACCGCGCAGAGCATGGCCGACATGATGGAGGGCGGTATCGGCGGCGCGTTTCGCTCGCTCAAGTCCGCCGTGGAAGGACTGGCCATCTCCTTCGGGGACACGTTGGCTCCGACAATCAAATCCATCGCCGAAAAGATCACAGAATACGTCCGGAAGTTCACCTCGATGGACGAGGCGCACAAGAAGGCCATCGTAAAGTTCGCGGCCATTGTCGCGGCTGCCGGGCCACTGGTATTGATCCTCGGCAAGATCATCACCGCCGTGGGCACCACCACCACAGGTATATCGAAGCTGATGGTCTTCGTGACGAAGATTCCGGGCGGATTCACAAAGGCGACGTCCGCCGTTTCGACATTCGCCACCAAGGGCGTGACCGCCGTGAAGACCCTTATGTCTTCCGTATCCGCCGCCGGGGGCGGTATGAAGGGCCTGCTGACGGTCATCAGCGGTTCACCCGCCGCCATCGCCGTGTTCGCGGCGGCAGCGGCCTATGGAATCTATAAGCTGATCGATTGGGCGTCCGGCGCGAAAGCCGCTCGCGAGGCCCAGGAGCGGCTCAACGAGACGGTCAAGGAATGGGGCGACAATGTCACCACCGCCTTCGAAAAGTCTGAGGGCCTTTCCAAATTCGGGCTGACGGCGGAGGATTTCTCCGTTGACAAAATCGGTTCGGATTGGCTGTCGCAGACCATAGCTACCTGGACGGACGGCAAGCGAGAAACAGACGAGATTCTCAATTCTACCGTCAAGGGTTTTACCGATGGCACGGAGACGATCCGGGCGTCCTTGCAATCCCTCAAGGACAGCGCGGGCGGCACGGCCCTCGGCGATCTGGATGGCGACCTCGCCACCCTCGATGCCATCGACGCCGAAGTCGAAAGCATCCTCAAAAAGAAGCAGAACGGCTATCTGTCGGACGATGAAACAGCCCGCCTGCAGGCGCTGATGGATCAGCGCGAGGCGATCCAGGTCAAGTATCATCTGGTGGCGGATTCCGAAGGCGCGTTCGGACAGATTGTGGACGGCGTAAACGCCGCCATGTCCCGTGGCGCGGACGGTGCCGCAACATACACCGACGCGTTTGCCGCCGCGACGCAGGGCCTCGGCTCCTTTGTCGATTCCCTCAATTCGGAATACGACGCCCGCTATAAGGTGATCTCCGCCATGGAAGACGGCGCGGAGAAGGAGCGGCAATTGGGCGAGCTGCGCACCTGGTATGATACCCAGGCCCAGGCCGCCACGGAGCAGTATTACAATACGCTCCTGCAAACGGCGCAGGCCACCAGCGTATTCGCGGAAGGCGGGC